CTCATCCGTGGAGAAAAATCCCCACGAAAACGCCAGATTATAGGGCCGGAAGGGGCATGTGGTCAGAATCTGACACATTTCTGCAGTGAATGCAGCGGAAAGGAGACCGGCATGTCTGGACAAAGGCAACCGATCGCGCTGGTCGTTGCGAAGGGAAAGAAGCACCTGACGAAGGCCGAGATCGAAGAGCGTCAGCGGACAGAAGTCAGGGCGCCTGCAGACAAAGTCACGGCGCCGGCATACCTGACGCCGTCGCAGAAAAAGGCCTTCCGGAAGACGGTGAAGGAGCTGCGGGCGATCGACCTGATCTCCAACCTGGACGTCGACGCACTGGCGCGCCTGGTGATCGCGCAGGAGAAATACAGAGAGATCACGGAGCAGATCGCACAGCTGCCGCTGATGGTTGAGATCGAAGTCGAGACCAAGGACAAGGACGAAGCGGGGAACCCGATCATGAAGACGGTGCAGGCCGTGAACAGCCAGGTGGAAAGGCTGGCGATCATGCAGGACAGATATTTCAAGCAGTGCCGGCAGGGGGCGGCAGACTTCGGCCTGACAGTATCATCCAGGTGCAGACTGATCGTCCCGAAGGCGAAGGAAGCACCGAAGCAGAACAAGTTCGACAAATTCGCATAAGGCAGGGAAGGCGGGGGCATCCATGGACAGGACAACACAGTACGCCCTGGACGTCCTTGCGGGAAAGATAAACGCCGGGGAGCTGGTAAAGCTGGCGTGCCAGCGGCATATAGACGACATGGCAGCGGCAGAGGCCGCGCCGTATCAGTTTTATTTTGACGTAGCACAGGCGGAACGGATCATCGACTTCGCGGAAACGCTGACGATCGCAGAGGGCGAAGAGCAGACGCAGGTCGAGGCGTACCCGTTTCAGTGCTTCATCCTGGGATCGCTGAACGGATGGCGCAAGAAGGCCACAGGCGCCAGAAGGTTCAGGACATCATACATCCAGCTGGGAAGGCAGAACGGCAAGTCCTTCCTGAACGGCATCCTGGCGGCCTATTATGGCAATTTTGAGAAATACAAATACGGCCAGATCTACTGCACGGCCACAAAGAAGGACCAGGCGCTGATCGTATTCAACGAGATCGTGAAGTTCATCCGGTCCGATCCGGATCTGGAAGAGTGCTTCGACATCCACGAGCACAACTCCACGATCGACTGCTGCAGGACATACAGCAAGATCAGGGCACTGTCCGGCGATACGAAATCAATCGACGGCTTCCGGCCATACCTGGGAATCGTGGACGAATACCACGCCCACAAAGACGACCAGATGTACAAGCTGCTGGAAGGCGGCATCAAGAAGATGAAGTCGGCGCTGATCAGCGTGATCACGACCGCCGGCTTCGACCTGAAATCCCCGTGCTACGCGCTTTATGAATACTGCGTGAAGCTGATGAAGGGGATCGCCCACAACGATTCGCAGTTCGTCTACATCGCACAGATGGACGAAGGCGACGACATGTGGACGCCGAAGAACTGGATCAAGGCGAACCCGATCCTGGAATATGACGACGAAGCCCTGGAAAACATGGTCCCGATCGCAGAGACCGCGAAGGAAATGGGCGGGTCGTCCCTGCGCGACTTCATCGTCAAGCAGCTGAACATGTGGATCCAGTGGACGAACGATGTCTACATCCGGGACATGGAGCTGTGGAAAGCGGGAAAAACAGCGAAGACGCTGGAAAGCCTGCGGGGCCAGAAATGCTATGTCGGTCTGGACCTGTCTTCCGGCGGCGACCTGACGTCGATCGCGTTCGTGTTCCCGTCGGTGCGGGAAGGCGTGCGGAAATATTACATTCACGCCCACAGCTTCATCCCGAAGCGCCGGGTCGAGGAGCACATAAAAACAGACCGCGTGCCGTACGACATCTGGATCCGGCAGGGGCTGATCACAGTCACAGAGACAATGGGCGGCGTAAAAACGGATTACAAGTATATCCTGGCATACCTGCAGACGGTCGCGAAAGCGCTGGATCTGGACGTGCAGTTCGTCTGCTACGACCCGCACAACGCCAGCGCCTTCCTGTCAGATCTGGACGCCCTGGGATACGACAGCGTGGCCATCACGCAGTCGGCCAAAGCACTGAACGACGCGACGGTAGACTTCCGCCTGGAAGTCGAATCCGGGAACGTCGAGCATGACGGGAATGAAATGCTGGCCTGGTCGATCGCCAACGCGAAGACGGTGTCGAACAGCTTCGGCGAGATCAAGATCGACAAGGAATACCAGACGGAGCGGATCGACCCCATCGACGCCATCATTGACGCATGGACGATGGCCATGAAGGGAGAAGTGAAACCGGATGTGAATGAATCCGTGGAAATGTGGCTGCAGATGTATGAGAAAAGCAGAGCGAAGAAAGCAGAAAGGAGGTGATGAAAGTTGAAATGGTGGCAGAGGGTCACGAACTGGTTCCGGAAGACATTCCTGAACCAGACGATTGAAGAATCGCCGGACATGAAGGAGGAATCATTCCTGGAGTGGCTGGGGATCAAGAGAAAAAACAAAAACGGCGCACTGTCAGAAGTCACTTACTTCACCTGCTTGAAGATGATGTCCGAGACGGTGGCAAAGCTGCCGTGGAAATACTACCAGCGCACGGCGGACGGGATCGACGAACCGCCGCTGAACGATGTCGGCAAGCTGCTGAAGTACAGGCCCAACCCATTCATGACGCCCACGGCCTTCTGGAATGCCGTGGAGATGAACCGGAACCACTTCGGCAACGCCTATGTATATGTCCGGTCAAAGTTCAGCCGCAAGCGCTACGGCGGCGAATACAAGGTGCTGGACCTGTGGGTGATGCCGTCCAACTGCGTGCAGATCGTCGTCGACGACGCCGGATACTTCGGCGGGGCCGGGAAGATCTGGTACGTGTACAGCGACAAATACAGCGGCCAGCAGTATGTATTCGGGACTGATGAAGTCCTGCATTTCAAGACGTCGCACAGCCTTGACGGGATCACAGGCCTGCCCGTGCAGGAGATCCTGCGCCAGACGGTCGACGGCGCCGCGGCGTCGCAGGACTTCCTGAACAACCTGTATGCCAACGGCCTGACAGCAAAGGCAACGCTGGAGTACACCGGCGACCTGAACGAGGACGCAAAGCGAAAACTGATCCAGGCCTTCGAGACATACGGAGCCGGCACGAAGAACACCGGCCGGATCCTGCCGATCCCGCAGGGGATGAAGCTGACACCGCTGGATATCAAACTGTCGGACAGCCAGTTCATCGAGCTGAAAAAATATTCAGCACTGCAGATCGCGGCCGCGTTCGGCATTAAGCCGAACCAGATCAACGACTATGAAAAGAGCAGCTATGCGAACAGCGAAATGCAGCAGCTGTCCTTCTACGTGGACACGATGCTGTTCGTCCTGAAGCAGTACGAAGAGGAGGTCAACTGGAAACTGCTGACGGACACAGAACGCTATGACGAAGGCAAGTATTACAAGCTGAACGAAAAGGCGATTCTGCGGACAGATTCGAAGACGCAGATGGAGATCATGGCGCAGGCGATCCAGAACGGCATCGAGAAGCCGAACGAGTGCAGGCGGAAACTTGACCTCAAAGACGCAGAGGGCGGCGACCAGCTGATCGTAAACGGAAGCTTCCTGCCGCTGAAAGACGTCGGCATACAGTACGCGCAGAATCAGCCGCAGCAGGCAGCACAGCCGCAGAGAAGGCGCTCTGCGGACAATGCAGGGCCGGAAGACGTGCACGCGCCAGCACCGGGCACGCCGGCCGGAACCGATCCGGAGGATACAGCCGAAACGGATCCGGAAGAAGCGCAGGAAGGAGGGAACGACGATGGTGAACAAGTACCGGTTCACGCGGAAGAATCCGAAGACTAAGAAGATCGAGAACACGGGTTACATGGAGATCAGGAACGCAGCATCCGGCCCGGAGCTGTACATCTACGGCGATATCGTGTCGTCCTCATGGGACGCATGGGGCGTCGAGGACGTCTGCCCGCAGGACATCGCGGACTTCATGAACCAGATCGATCAGAACGCGGACCTGACCGTCTACATCAATTCAGGCGGCGGCGACGTGTTCGCCGGGATCGCGATCCACAGCATCCTGTCCCGCCATACGGGGCACATCAAGGGCGTCGTCGACGGGCTGGCGGCATCCATCGCGTCGGTGATCCTGATGGCCTGCGACGAGATCGTGATGTCTACGGGCGCGCAGATCATGATCCACAAGCCGTCAGTATTCGCCTACGGAAACGCGGACGACCTGACAGCACTGATCACTGAACTGGACAAGTGCCAGCAGAGCATCACAGACATCTACATGCAGCACGTCAAGGAAGGCGTGTCAGAATCTGACATCGCCGAAAAGATCAATGCAGAGACATGGATGTCTGCAGAGGAGGCGCAGGAGGTCTTCGACATCGAGATCGACGACCGGCCGGCCATGGCCGCGTGCGTCAGCTGGATGATGAACAGCTGGAAGAACGCGCCGAAGAGCATCCGCACAGAGCGCCCGGAGGATGTCGAGGCCAGGGAAGCACAGGAGGAAGCCGACCTGATCGCAGAAATGGAACTGATGGGAATCTAAAAAACCAAAAAAGGAGGATCTTAAACAATGAGCAAAGAGGCAAGAGCACTGCTGAAAAGGATCAACGACATGAAGAACGCGATCCGCGGCCTGCAGGGGCAGGGCAAGACGCAGGAGATGAAAGACAAGATGGACCAGCTGCGTGAAATGCAGTCCGAATTCGACATCCTGATGGAGATGGAGGACGAAGACGCCGCCGGCATCAAGGACGAAGTGACAGCCGGAAGCGCGAAGCCTGTAGACGGCGCAAAGACCGGCGCAGACAAAAAGCCCACAAAGCAGGCGATCGCCCGCGCATTCGTCAACCGCATCGTGTGCGGCCTTCGCCGCCGTGAACTGCCCGAAGAGGACCAGGCCATCATGGACATGATGACCGAAGCGGATCCCAACGAGGACGGCGAATCCGACGGCGGCTTCACTGTCCCGCAGGACATCCAGACCGACATCCGGGAGCTGCGCCGCGCAGAAAACGATCTGGAAATGTACGTCAACGTCGAGAACGTCACAACGCTGTCCGGTTCCCGCGTGATCGAGATCGACGCCGACAGCACACCCTGGCCCGACGTGGACGAAGGTGAAGCGTTCACCGAACAGGAGACACCGAAGTTCAAACAGATCAAGTATAAGGTCGCAAAGAAGGGCGGCATCCTGAAGACAACCCGCGAGCTGCTTCAGGACACAGCGGCGAACATCCTGGCATACCTGAACAAGTGGATCGCCCGCAAGTCCAGGGCGACCAGAAACGCCGCCATCCTTGCGAAGCTGAACGAGATCACGACCGGGAAGGCCGTAGCGATCAGCGACGTGGACGACCTGAAGGACGTCTTCAATGTGCAGCTTGACGCGGCGATCGCACCGACTTCCATCATCCTGACCAACCAGGACGGCTTCAACTACCTGGACAAGCTCAAGGACGAAAAGAAGGATTACATCATCCAGCCCGATGTCACTGACAAGACAAAGCGCCTTCTGTTCGGCGTCTATCCCGTCCATGTTGTCAGCAACAAGACACTGGCGTCCGTCAAGTCTGGATCCACTGCGAAGTATCCGCTGTTCATGGGCGACCTGAAGGAAGCGGTCACCCTGTTCGACCGCGAGAAGATCACCGTGGAGCTGTCCACGGAAGCGGGCGACCTGTGGGCGAAAGACCTGACCGGAATCAAGGTCCGCGACCGCTTCGACGTTCAGGCGGTCGACGACAAGGCCGTGATCAAGGGAGAGATCACCGAGAACATCGGCGGCTGATCCGCGGATCCGGAAACTGATCAGAAAGAAAGGGGCGGTTCAAGATGGACCTGACACTGAAAGAAGTGAAGCAGTACATTCGCGTCGACTACACAGATGACGATGAACTGATCGAACTGATGATGAAGGCAACGCTGGACGAAATGCAGGAGCTGATCCCGACATTCGACCCGGAGCACATCACGAGCCGCCAGAAGATCCTGATCTTCGCATACATCAAAGAAATGTATGACGGCAGAGGGAACACGACGGCGCAGCCGGACAAAATCCGCTATGCCGTCCGGTCCCTGCTGCTGAAGGAAATGTTGAGGTGATGGGATGGCGTCGTTTGCACGGATCGAGATCTATAAAAAGCATTACAGCATCGTAGCCGGCCGCAGAAAGGACGGCGAACCGGAACTGCACCACAGGACGTGGGCGAAGATCAGCAGCCTGTATGGCACGGAACTGTATGGCGCCCTGGACGTGCGCCTGGAAAACACAGCCGTCTTTGAAGTCAGATACTGCAAAGCGATCAAGGAGCTGCGCCAGCACCTGAAGGATTTTTATATCGTCTACGAAGGCGAAATCTATGACGTGTACGCGACAGACTTCTACAGAAACGAGATGCAGTTCATCCAGCTGAAAGCGAACAGAAGGGACTGACGCGGTGAAGATCAAATTCGAAATGCAGGAATTTGACCGCGTGCGGCTGCAGGTGGAAACACTGTCGTCGGACGCGGAAATGAATGCGCTGAACAAACGGATCTATCAGCGAAGTGCAGACGCTACGGAACCGAGAATGAAGGCGCACATGCCGCGGTCGGCGGACAATTCCAAATCAGGCCGGAATGGCTACAGGCCGCCGGGGCATGCCGCCGACAACATCCCGAAGAAGGCGACGTCCAGAAGGGGCGAAGTCGGCTGGAAGCTGAACGGCGACGCTGAAAACTGGTTTTACATGAAGTTTGTGGAGTGGGGAACATCCAAGATGCCCGCCCGCGACTTCCTGGAAAACACCATGCAGGAATCTGAACCGGATTACATCAGGATCGCGGACGAAGAGTTCCAGCGGGCGCTGAATGAAAAACTGGGAGGATAAGACCATGGACGTGATCAAAGCGGCAGCGGCCGCCCTGAAGCCGATCGAGGACGAAGGGACCATCGTACAGCAGGGATGGTATGACGCCGCCCTGAAACAGCTGCACATCACCCTGTGGAAGCTGAGAGACTACGCCGCCGCGCATTCTGACGATGACTGCGACGTAGAAGCCGCGACCATACAGGTCAACATCTGGTCGACAGCCGACCAGCAGGATCTTGTGAAGCGGGTGAAGAAACTGATGAAGGCGGCCGGCTTTTTGTACACAGAAGGCAACGACACGGCAGAACCGGACACGGGCGTCTTCATGAATGCGATGCGCTTCTTCTACCAGGAGGAAGCCGAAGAAGAAACGGAGGAATAAAAGAATGGCAGACACACAGACCATCGTCAGAAGCAGAACAAAGTCCTTCCGTGACATCCATGTCGCGAAAGTGACCAAGAACACAGAGACCGAGTACGCGACAGACACCCCGACCAAGCTGGCGCGCGCGATCACCGGAAAGATTTCCGACAAGTTCGAATCCGAAAAGATTTATTCGGACGACAGCGTCGAAGACACCAATATGCAGTACACCGGCACGGAAGTAGAACTGGAGGTCAACAGCCTGGCCCCGCAGGACAAGAACCGCATTTTCGGGCATCTGTACAAAAACGGCTATCTGGTAAAGAACAAGGGCGACATTGCGCCCGAGGTCGCCCTGGGATGGCGTGCCAAAAAGCTGAACGGTAAGTACGAGTTCTGCTGGCTGTATGCCGGCCGCTTCGACCAGGGGCTTGAAGACAACTATGAAACCGAGGGCGGGAAAACAAATACGCAGACCGCAACCCTGAAGGGCAACTTCTACGAGCGCCAGTCCGACGGCAACTACAAGGTAGAGGTCGACGAATCGAACCTTATGGCAGCTGACACAGATGCGGCCGCGGCGATCAAGAACTGGTTTGCCAGCGTCCAGGAGCCGCCCACGGAGACAGCGGGCTGACGACGCCGGGAGTAAAGACAGGTAACAGGAGGGGCGAAAATGGCAGCTAACACACCTAAGAAAAGGACCATCATCATCAACGGCACGGAATACACCATGCCGCAGAAAATGACGACCCTGGCATATATGCATTACATCAAACTGCGCGACGAGATCATGCAGACAGAGGAAAGCCGCAGGCTTTACACATACGACCAGTTCATCGAGATGATGGACGTGATCGTGGAGTTGTACGGGACGCAGTTCACACGGGAAGACCTGATCAGCGGCATGCAGCCGGAAGACATCATCATGGAATTCGCCATGATGGACGTCAGCGTCGCGCAGAAGGTTGACGTGAAAGTGGAGAAGTTCAAAGAAAATTTTACAGATGGCGAATAATGCCGGAATTAGAACTGCCGTGCGGACAGACCTGCACGGCAGTGTCTGTAAAGATGTACCGGAAATATACGGAGATCATGGAGCGCAATGAAGACGGGACGATCGAGGACGCCGTCGACGCAAACATGCGGATCCTGTCGCAGGTCTTCGACATGCCGATGGGCCGGATCCGGGAGATGGACGCGGAAGATGTCCTGACAGCCGCGAAAGAGATCCATTTCCTGATGCAGGACGTGATCACGCAGAAGTTTCTGGACCTGAACCCGGAGCGCCCGGAGCTGGTAGAGAAGGAGAAGTCAGCCTTCGACGAATACGACGAAGAGAACGGATACAACGACGACGATCAGGAAGAAAGGAACTTCTGGCGGGTGTGCCGGGAGAACGTCGACAGGGTCGTCAAGCTGTGCATCAGGCTGATGAAATCATCATATCAGGAGTGCATGGAATCCGACATTATGAGCCTGCTTGATTATGTGGCTTTTGAGATCAAGACACTGAAGGAAAACTAAGGGAAGGAGCGGAACAGCATGGCAGATGTAAAGATTAATATACAGGCCGAAACACAGCAGTTTCAGGCGGCTATGCGCCAGTGTTCCGCAGAAATGAAGCAGCTGTCGTCTGAATACAGCCTTGCGGCTGCACAGGCGAAGCTGAACGGGTCCGCGCACGACATTCTGCGGGCGAAGGTCACAGAGCTGACGGGAAAGGTATCCCTGCAGAAGGACATCGTCCAGAAGAATGAAACGCAGCACCAGAAGCTGAAGCAGGCCCTGGAACAGCAGAAGACGACACATGACCAGCTGAAGACCAAGGTCGAAGCAGCCAAAAAGGCATATGAAGAAAGCGCGAAGGCAACCGGCGAAGATTCTGAACAGACCAAGAAGCTGAAAGCGGAATATGAAAAGCTGAAGTCGGAGCTGGGGAACACCGAACGCAGTATCCAGAAGACAGAGACGGCGATCACGAAGCAGGAAGCCGCCGTCACAAATTCAAAGGCGAAGCTGGCGGAACTGGAAGTCCAGCTCCGCAACGTGAATGCAGAGCTGGCCCGCGCGCCGTTCGATGCCTACGCAGAGAAGGCGGGCAAGATCGGCGGAACGATCACCAAGGTCGGCGAAGCGATCATGCCCGCGTCCATGGCGACAGTCGGGCTGGGCGCGGCCGCCGTGAAGACAGCGGCCAACTTCGACACATCCATGTCGCAGGTCCAGGCGACTATGGGCCTGACATCAGAATCGACCTCTAAGCTGAACGGCGAGACGGTCAACACCATGGACGCGCTGTCGAAGCTGGCGCGAACCATGGGAAAGGACACGAAGTTCTCCGCCAGCGAGGCGGCGGACGCGATCAACATCCTGGCCATGGCCGGCATGGATACAGAAGACATCTATTCCGCCCTGCCTGCGACGCTGAATCTGGCGGCCGCGGGAAACATGGGAATCGCGCAGGCGGCAGACTATGCGACGGGCATCATGTCCGGCTTCGGCATGAAGACGCAGGACGCTTCGAAGGTGGCCGACGTTCTGGCCGTCACGGCTTCCAACGCCAAAGGCTCCGTCGATCAGTTCGGCGCAGGTCTTGCGCAGGCTGCCGGCCAGGCATCCATAACAGGGCAGTCGTTCGAAGATACAGCAACGGCCCTGGGGATCCTGGGAAATCATAACGTCGCCGCGGCAGAGGGCGGCAACATGCTGCAGCGCGTCCTGAAAAATCTGTATCAGCCGACATCGGCAGCAAAGACAGCGCTGGATCAGCTGGGCGTATCCGCCTACGATTCGCAGGGCAAGGCAAGGCCGCTCCAGGACGTCCTACAGGACCTGCACGGAAAACTGGGCGACCTGTCTGAAGAAGATTACAACTCCGTCATGGGCCAGATCTTCGACACGGCATCCCTGCGCGGCGCGCAGTACCTGATTAATGATTCCGGAGAGGCATTCGACAACCTGCGCGCGAAGATTGGCGGCGCGTCGGGCGCGGCTGAAAGGATGGCAGAGGTCCAGCAGGACAACCTGCAGGGCCAGCTGACCATTCTGAAATCACAGCTGGAAGAACTTGCGATCAGCTTCGGCGAACTGCTGATGCCGCGGATCCGGGACATCGTCGGAAAGATCCAGGACTTTGTCGACAAGCTGAACAACATGGACGAAGGGACGAAGCAGAACATCATCAGCATCGGCCTGTTCGTGGCGGCTGCCGGTCCGCTTCTGGTCGCCCTGGGAAAGACGATCACCTTCAGCGGACAGGTGTCGAAGGCGATCGGAAACGTGGTCGAATGGTACGTCAAGGCCGGCGGCGCTTCCGGCATCCTGACATCCGCACAGACGGCGTTAAGCTCCGCCTTCACGGTCATGACCGGACCGGTCGGGATAGCGGTCGCCGCCATCGCCGGCCTGGCGGCAGTGATCATCACACTGTGGAGGAATAACGAGGACTTCCGGAACGCAGTGATTCAGATCTGGACACAGATAAAGACATCCTTCCAGGAGTTTGTCGCCGGCATATCCGAAAGGCTGGCGGCCATGGGGATCACATTCCAGTCAGTGACGCAGGCCATCAGCACGATATGGAACGGATTTTGTAACCTGCTGGCGCCGGTGATCGAGGGCGCACTTGCAAATGTGGCGACGGTACTGCAGACGGTTTTCGGCGTGATCACAGGCCTGCTGGATGTATTCATCGGCCTGTTCAACAGAAACTGGTCGCAGGCCTGGACGGGTGTGAAGAAAATATTCGAGTCTATCTGGAACGGCTTAAGCGGGATAGTCAGCAACATCCTGACGGCCATCCAGGGCGTCGTGAACGTCTTCCTGGGCTGGTTCGGGACAAGCTGGACAGAAGTGTGGACATCCGCGAAAAACTTCTTCACAGAGATCTGGACGGCAATCAGCACCTTCTTCACAGGGATCTGGACGGCGATCAGTACGACCGTGACGACCTTCTGCACGGCGGTCAGCACAACGGTCAGCGAGATCTTCAACGCCGTGAAAGACACCGTGTCGACGGTCTGGGAGACAATCAAAAACGTAGTTCAGGTCGCGATCATGTTCATCGTGGAAGTCATCAGGGCGGCCTTCCAGCTGATCACGGTCCCCTTCCGCTTCATATGGGAGAACTGCAAGGACACGATCACGGCGGTCTGGGAGACGATCAAGACGACCGTGCAGACTGCCGTCAACGCCCTGAAAGACAACATCATCACCCCGGTCATGAACGCCATCAAGGCCGTGATCGAAACCGTGTGGAACGCCATCAAGACCGCCATCACGACGGCGATGAATGCGGTCAAGTCTGTGGTGTCCACGGCATGGAACGCCATCAAGACGGCGACGTCGACCATCTGGAACGCCATCAAGTCGGCTGTCACGACGGCAGTGAACGCCATCAAGACGGCGGTGGCGCCGATCTTCAACGCCATCAAGACGACGATATCAAACACATGGAACAGCGCAAAGAGCGCGACGTCTTCCGCGTGGAATGCCATTAAGTCTGCAGTAAGGTCGGCAATCAATGCAGTTAAATCGACAGTGACGTCAGTGATGAATGCCATCAAGTCGGCAATGTCTTCCGCATGGAACGCCATGAAGTCGAAGACGTCATCCGGATGGAACGCCATCAAGACAGCCATCACGACGCCGATCAATGCTGCAAAGAATGCAGTGTCCAATGCGATCAGCGCCATGCGGTCGAAGTTTAACTTCCATTGGTCCCTGCCGCACCTGAAGCTGCCGCACCCTCACGTGTCCGGCCATTTCAGCCTGAACCCGCCGTCGGTCCCGCATTTCTCCATCAGTTGGTATAAAAACGGCGGTATCATGACGCAGCCGACAGCATTCGGAGCAATCGGGAACAGGATCCTGGCAGGAGGCGAAGCAGGCGCGGAAGCGATCCTGCCGCTGAAACAGTTCTATGACCGCCTGGGCGACATGCTGGACAAGAAACTGGACGCGCTGACAGGCGGCACTGTCGTGTATGTATACGTCACCATGGACGGAGACGTAGTGGCCGAAAGAGTATACACACGAGTAGAAAACGAGTTCGTGAACAGGATCCAGCGCAAGAGGTAAGGAGGTTTTGACATGATCGTGAATGGCGTGGATGTCAGGGAATACGGAGCGAAGCTCCTGACGGTGGAGGAACAGCCGCCAAAGATCAACGTCCAGAAGGAAATGATCCCGCGCGCCCTGCTGCCGACAGAGTACCAGACCGACATCCCGCTGGGGACCCTGAAGCTGACGATCTACTTCCGGGCAAAGAACAGGGCGGAACTTCAGCGCACCGTGTCGCGGTTCATGCTGCAGTTCCGCCAGTCTGCAGTGCTGGAAGAAATCAAAGGATACAAAGGGAAATACAAGGCATACCTGACAGACAGCACGCTGAATAAGACGCTGAACCTGTCAAAGAAGGTCCTGGAGCTGTCAATAGACGGATATTTTTTCGACGACGACCTGACGATAGAATTCGACGGACAGGCATCCGGGAAGATCTACATGGAAAGCAGCAGGGGCACACCCTGCACCATGGAGATCACGGCAGCCCGGGAGCTGACGGGATACACCATGAGTCTGAACGGCGAAGCCTACACAGTGGGCGCCATGGCAGAGGGCGAGACAATCACGATCGACGGACGCCAGGGGAAAGTGACGGCTGCGGGACAGAACGCATTCGACAGGGTCAGCTTCTGGCAGTTCCCGCGTCTGGAAGCAGGAGAAAACGTCCTGACATTTTCAGATCCGTCCGCAAAGGTAAAGATCACATACACACCGATGTGGTTATAAGGAGGGCGCCAGATGATCCAGGTATATGACGCGACGCACAAGAGGATCGCGACGATCGAGCCGGACAGCCCGAAGATTGAAAAGACTTTATCTTCCGGGGATAAAGAACTGTCATTCAGCTATCCGAAGACCGGGAACAATATCGAGGCGCTGATCGCGGAAAACTACATCCGGACGCCTGAAGACGAATATGTCCTGAAGGAGATCGAGACAGGAGAAAAGAAAAACAACTATGTCGCAAAGCTGAACATCGAGGAGCTGGAGGCGGCAGAATTCGCCTATGGATTCGAATCGAGGACGCAGACGGCGCGCGCCTGTCTGGAATTCGCATTCGAAGGGACCGGCTGGACGGTCGGCACCTGCACGATCACGAAGCGCCGCACCATAGACATCGAGGACACGTGCACGGCGTGGGACGTCCTGCAGGATGTCCTGAAGACATACATGTGCGAATGCAGGATCGACAGCATCGGCAAGGCCGTGCACCTGTATGAAAGGATCGGGGTCGACCGCGGCGCCTACTTCATGGAGGGCCTGAACCTGCGCCGGCTGTCCGTGAAGTCAAACACATATGATTTTTACACGCGGATCTATCCGGTCGGCAAAGACGGCATCACGCCGGAAATCCTGATCGGCGTCCCCTATATAGACAATCATCAGTATACGGAAAAGGTCATCCCGCGGGTATGGAAAGATGAACGGTATACGGTCACAGAGAACCTGATCGAAGACGCGATGGCAAAGCTGGAAACGGCGTCGAAGCCATACACAGCATACACTGCAGACGTCGCGGATCTGGCCGCACAAAGCGCGGAATACAGTCTCCTGGATTACGACATTGGCGATACGGTGTGGATCGTTTCAAAGACGGAGAACACGCGCACGAAGCAGCGGATCGTGAAGCTGACAGAGTACCCGCAAAAGCCGGAGGCTAACACGTGCGAGCTGTCCAGCACCGTGAAGACGTTCGAACAGATCCAGACGGAGACGCAGGAGAAGACCCTGTCGGACGCTGTGTCTGTATCAGAGAGCAGAACAAAAAGGATCCTGCAGGGCGGCTACTGGACGACAGAACAGGTCCAGGCCGCGATCACATCGTCAGAGGAAAAGATCGCGACATCGGTCCAGGCGATCCGGACGGAGTCGCGGGAGCTGGCAGAAGACACAAAGGCGAGCACCAGGGAGTTCGCGGACACAGCCGAAAGGAAGATCGAGCAGCTGACGAATGAATACCGGACGCAGATCGAGCAGACTTCGACGGATCTGAACATATCAATCAGGTCCATGGAAGAAGCCGTCACAGCACAGGGCGAAGACCTGGAGACGTACCGCAAAGAGCAGGAGACATACTTCCATTACACAGACGAAGGACTGGAGATCGGCAAAAAGGAAGAGGGCGGCGCCATGCCTTTTTCGACCATGCTGTCGAACAAGCGCCTGGAATTTCGTCAGGACGGAAGGGCGGTCGCATACATTCAGTACGACAAGCTGCACATACTGAATGTCGAAGCGGTCAGGCGCTGGTCAGTAGGAGCTGCAGAGGACGGCGGATATTTTGATTTCATTTCTACGCAGTACGGCATGGGCGTCAAATGGAGAGAAGCGCAGGAGACCGGATCCGACACTGTGCAGGCGACCGCGATGCTGCTGTCGACACCGGTCAGGAAGGCGCGCCGGCCTGTCCGATACAGTCAGCTGATCGACGCCGAGGGCGTTTTCAGAATGGAGGGCGAAGGTGGCATCCACTAAATTCACATTTCCGATTAAAGACGGCTTCATGGCGTCAGCGTGCAGTGCGTACGGCGCCGTAAACGGAGATACAACAAAAATTTTTTGGGTAGAGCTGCATGGGTCGTGGCTATCTTCGCCGTCGCCCAGGAAATTTCCGAAGACGGCAACAATCGACGGCAAGGTGTACAGATGGACGATCCAGGAGACGGCCGAAGCGTTCGGGGAAAAATACGTGAAGACGGCAAAGTTAAACACCGGGCAGGGCTTCCTGGTAATTAACAAGCCTTTTTTCACGATAGAGTGCGGAGGCAAGACGGGCACCTATTCTTTTTACGATCTGGGAAAACTGGAATCTGGATGGATGTGGGACCCGGAAGCGTCCGACATTGAGATCGATGGAAAACAAAAGGTGCCGATCAATATCGAAAACGGGACAGGCATCGAGCTGTCGGCAGATGCGACATACAGGTTCACCTGGTCGCTGGGAAACAGGTCATACAGCACGACAAAAAGCATCACGGCAGGAAAAACAAGGATCGAGACAAGTTACCAGGTCCCTAAAGAATGGAACGACCAGATCACCGCAGCACAATCCGGAATGATGTATCTGAAGATTGAAAGCATTTTCGGGACACAGGTCTATCAGTCCATGGAGGCGTACATACATGCCAGCGTGCCGGATGACTGCGTGCCGGTCATCAATTCCATCACAGTCGCGGATAAACGCGGCCGCGTGCCGGCAGCCTGGAAAATGTTCGTGCAGGATCAGTCAAATGTCGCACTGACCGCCATGGACGCGTCGATCTCTTACGGGTCAGCGATCAAGTCCGTGGTGATGGAAGTTGGTGAAAAGAAATATACAGGCACGACAGACGACCTTCCGGCGTCCGGGACCTTCAAAGACTACGGCGTGGTGGACATCACAGTCACAGTCACAGACGGCAGAGGGAGGACCGCAGAGAAGACGGCAAAGATCACGGTCGTCGAGTACAGCCCGCCGACGCTGTCAGTCGATTCGATGCGCTGCGGATCTGACGGATCCATCGAGAACGAGGGCGTCTATTTTCTGGCCATGACAGATTCGACGTGGAGCGGGTGCAATGGGAAGAATGTCCCGACGCTGACAATCGCCTACAAGCTGACAAGCGAGCGGAACTATAGAACGCCGAAGTCGTTGACGCCGGGCGAAGGCGTGACGACGGTATGCGGCGGGGATCTGGACACGGAATTCAGTTATGACGTGCAGTACATTCTGAAGGACACATTTAATACGGTCACAGTGATCGACTATGTTTCCACAGCTGTCTACCTGATGCACTTCCTGCATGGAGGGCGCGGCGTGGCCTTCGGATCAAAGGCGACGATGGAAAACTATGCGGACTTCGCATTCAATGCGATCTTCCGGGGGACGTGCGAATTTGAGAAGCCGAACGGGGAGACTGTCACGATCGCGCAGATCATAGAAAAGTTAGGACTGTAGAAAGGAGGGTGCAGACATGAGCCTGAACAGAGTGATCAAACGCCTGAAGATAGAAATGTCAGGATCCACAAAGCAGTACCAGGTATCAGCAAAACAGCACGACAGGGCGACCAGGTACGTCGAAGTGGAACTGTTGGACAACGGCGCGGCCTACGAGATCCCGGCGGGATCAAACGTCACGGCCTACATCGAAAAGCCGGACCTGACACGCGCATATTCTCCGTGTACGTTTGCGGGTTCTGTCGTCACGATGGAGCTGGCATCGCAGACGCTGGCGGCAGCAGGGACGGCGCTGGCAGAAATCGAAGTGAAGTCCGGGGACATGACCGAAGTCATCACGTCCTGCACGTTCGAAATCGAGATCGAACCGTGCGTCAAGGACGAAGACGCCATCATATCCGGGGACGAAATGTCGCTGTTCGACGCGACCATGAAGGCATACGCGGAAGCGGAAGCCGCCCGCGTGACCGCAGAGAACGCCAGAAAGACGGCAGAGAACAGGCGCGCCAGCGCAGAGACAGCCCGCGTAAACGTGGAGAAGTCCCGCGTGACCGCAGAAGAAGCGCGTGTCGAAGCAGAGAACGCCCGCGTGACCGCAGAGAACGCCCGCGTGACCGCAGAGAACGGACGCGTTACAGCAGAGAACACGCGGCAGGAGAACGCGACGATCGTCCTGAACAAGGCGAATGAAGCCGTGGAGATCGCAAGCCAGATCAATGAAGCGTCGTACATCTACGACAGCGACAACGATGTGAAATATGCGTATGCGATCTACGCGCAGCGGGGCGTCCCACACATGTCACTGACAAAGATCACAGC